ACCTGGATAACATCCGCAACGCCAATGACGCCGAGGAGCTGCGCAAGATGTACATGGCTGCGCAGAAGGCTGCGGATGCGACCGGCGATACCAAGAGCACGATCACCTTTGCGGACGCGAAGAACAAGCGCTACCGCGAACTGCAATCTGAAGGGAGAGTCTAGTGAGACTGAATACCGAAGCACACGCGGCACAGCCCACAATTGAGTTCACAGCACCAGAAGAATCCACCATCACCTCGCTGGCCGTAATCGAAACAGCATCCGCAGCGCTGGTTTACGCCCCCGGCGCCCTCACCGCGCTGGTGGACAAGCTCAAGCAGGAAGTCCGCGCCCAGCTTGCCACGCTAGACGTGTCCATCCCTAAGGACCGCGCCCGCATGATTTCGCTGTCTGCCCGCGTTGCGACCGCAAAGGTCAAGCTCGATAAGATGGGCGACTCGCTGATCGAAGAGCATCGCGCCGTGGTCACAGCGGTGAATGCCGACCGTAAGACCATGCGCGATGACCTGGACGCCTTCAAGGTCGAGGTGCGCAAGCCGGTGACCGATCTGGAGAACGCAGAGAAAGAGCGCGTTGCGGCGCATGAAGAGGTAATCCGCCAGATCGAAGCTCTCGGATGCTTGGATTGCCCCCTGAACCTGGAAGAGATCGAAGCCCGCGCCGGCCAAGTTAGCACTCTCGCTGACCGCGACTGGCAGGAGTTCAAGCAGCGCGCCGTCGGCGCTAAGGTGATGGCAATGGAGGCCCTTTCCGAGGCGCAAGACCGCGCCATTGAAGCCAGACGTTTACGCGAACAAGCCGAGCGCCTGGAAGCCGAAGCGCGGGAACGCGCCATCAAAGAACGCGAGGAAGCCGCCGCCAAAGCAGCCAAGGAGGCCGCAGAGCGCCGCGCAGAGGAGCAAGCCCGCATTGCCCGCGAAGCTGCCGAGCGTGAGCGCCAGCGCGTCGATAACGAGCGCATTGAGGCTGAGGCGCGGGCGAAGCAGGCCGAAGCGGAAAGGATTGCCGCCGAGCAGAAAGCAGAACGCGACCTCAAGGAGGCCGCCCACCGCGCCGTGTTGGCAGCGCAAGAGGCTGCGGACTCAGAGCGCAGAGCTATCGCCCAGGAACGCCAGAGGCTCGCGGACCAGCAAGTAGAGGCGGCGCGGGCGGCAGCAGCAGCAGAGGCCCGACGCATTGCCGAGGCTGAAGCGGCTGAACTGGCGCAGCAGAAAGCCTTGAAATTGGCAGATATTGAGCGTATCGCCGCCATTGCAAAAGAGCGCCTAAGAATGGAAGATGAGCAGCGCGAGGCGCGGATCGCGGCGGAGACGCGAGCCAAGAACAAAGCACATCGGCTCAAGATCGACAACGAGGTCTTGGGCGCGATTGTTGCGCTCGACATCCCAATGGACCGCGCTCAAGACCTGCTCATTGCCATCGCAAAGGGCGCTGTGCCGCACGTAACCATTTCGTACTAAGGAGCGACAATGCAGATTCTACGATTCGCGCAGCACGGCACAGACGGCAACGTGTCGGATGACTTCTTTCAGGCGCACTTAGGTCGCGCCACGGCGTCCAGCGCCTCATCCATTCTCGATTTCACGCAGAAGGGTGTGGAGGGTTCCAAGCGCAAACTCTACCGGCTGGAGAAGGTAGCGGAGATCCTTAGCGGCATCGCTGCACAAGACCACTTCGTTTCAGCGCCGATGAAGGCTGGCACATTCTCTGAGCCAGCGGCCCGCACCGCCTACGAACTCGAAGAGGGCGTGATGGTCGAAGAGGTCGGCATGGTGGTGGGCGACAATGAGCGCTGCGGCTGGAGCCCAGACGGCATAGTTTGGCTCACTGGTGGAGTTATGGCGGGCATAGAATCGAAGTGCCCACGCACCACCACGCACCTGCAAACGCTAGACAACGGAGCGATCCCGGAAGGCAACCTGCCGCAACTTTGGTTCGCGTTCATGTGCTGCCCGCCGCTGCAATGGATTGACTTTATTTCCCGCGACGGCGGCATGAGCAACGATCCCGCGATGTTCGGCCCGATCCTGCCCAGGCGCTACGTGCAGTTCACCATCCGACTGCACCGCACGGAGTGCGAAGCGCAGATTGCCAAGATGCGCGAAGCAACGGACAAGTTCCTGGCGGACGTGGACGCGACCATTGAGCGCCTGAAACAGCGCGCGCCGGAGGTTGCCGAGCCTGAACGCGCCGCGCCGGACTACGGCGACCTGGGGCTGACGGACGCGGACTTCGATTGCCTGATTTAACAACGCAGATGAATAGGCACTGCGGTGCCAAGAGCGAAAGGTAGCCATGCAGACAACGCAGCAAGTTGAAACATTCACGGGCGTCGTAGAGAACACCATCCCGCACAAGGACATAGGCTGGGTGCGCACGGATGGAGGCGAGACGCTATTCATGCACAAGAACTATACCCGCGCGCACAAACTGCCCGAGATCGGCGCGCGGGTTACGGGTCGCATCGGGCGCGTGGAGAACGAGGACAAGCAAGCAAGAGCTTTCAATGTGGAGGTGTGCGCATGAGAACCTGGAAGTGTAGAGTTTGCAAGCTGTTTGCCCCGCTAGTTTGGTTCAGCAAGCGCGGTAAGCATAGCCATACCTGCCGTCTTTGCCGCCCGGTCACGCAACGTGAGAGCGCTATCCTTGAAAGCGAGTTCAAAAGATCAGATCGACTGCTTTCGACTTCCGCGTGGTTTGCTAGAGCGCACAAATGGGGGCGCCCATGACGCTCAAGCAGATGGAGCAGGACTTTCACTTTCTGCGCGGCCAGGTGCAGCGATTGAGCCGCCTCATTGACGCGCTGGAATCGTCGCCGCTGCTGATTCAAGCGATGGTTGAACCAGAGCCGGAGCCGGACATTCCCTGCGAGATCGACGCACCCGCGCAAAAGGTTCGCACTATCGCGGAGCTTGAGAAAGAGGCTATCTTGAACGCGCGCGATACGTTCGGGATGCACTCGCGGGCGGCTTGCGTTGCGCTCGGCATCGCAAGAAACACCTATTACCGCAGGCTGAAGGAATACGGGGTGCGCGCATGAGCGTCACTTTCACGGTCCCGCTGGTTCCACCCTCGGTAAACCACTACGTCAAGCACACGCGCACAGGTAGGAGCTATGTCACCGCAGAGGCAACTGCATTCAAGGCTGCGATTGCTGTCTACTCTCAAGGTATGCGAGTGACCGCAAAGAAGTTCTCAGTTCACATTGAAGTCGTGCTGCCAAAGGGAGGCCGGGGCGATGTGGATAACTTCCCCAAGCTGGTTCTTGATGGCTTAGCAGACTGCGGCGTATTCCAAAGCATCAAAGACAAACGCACGTCAGACGCTCGCGTGCGCCGCCTGGTAGTAGACTTGGACTCTGATTCGCGGCCCGATGAAGGCCGCACAGTTATCACCGTGGAAGCGCTCACATGACGCGCTACGTCGCAATCTGGAGCCTCAAGCGCGGCAACATTGATCCGCCGGAATTGCTGGACGACGCAGGGCAATATCGCGCGAACGTTGAAGCTAATCTATGCGACCAGCAGGACATGGAAACGCTTCGCCGGCGAGCAACTTATGGATTCAAACTGGAGCGCGATCCGCTCTATAGCTCAACCCGCGCGAAGAGCGCATAACCGGAGAGGAAGGTAAATATCGTGGCTCACTCACTCGAACCCGCAGCGCCCTGGGAGCAACTGGGCATAACCGAGGCAGCCTACCGCGAACGCGAGAGGATTGCCAGCCAAATAGCCGCCAACCAAGGTCCCGGCCTCGCAGAAGAAGTCCACGCCATCCACGAGGAGACTAAAGACCTGCCAGCACTGGACGCATCCCACGACAGCAAGCCCACCAAGCCTGAGCGCAAGACCATCACCGTCGATCTGACCGATGAGCCCCAGGTCTACGCGCGCATCAAGCAGCTCGCAGAGGCCGACGACCGCACCCTGACGATGTGGCTGAAACGCTATCTGCGCAAAGAGCACGGCCAGCGGTGACGAAGTGAAGCCGCGCCGTAAGCCCCTGGTGGGCCGCAAGATAGCGTGCAACCATTGCGGCCACCGCACAGTGCAAGGGACAGCTCGCGTGCGGCGCAAGGTACTGTTCTTCTTCTTCCCAGACTGCTGGACAAAGAAGTACGCGGACTACAATGAGCAGATGGTCAAGGTGACCACATAACCCACGCGATGGAATTCGCAGAAACGAGACAGAAATGCAAGCTCCCAAAGTAGACCTGTTCACGATTTGCCGGGGCGCTGCGCATCCGCTTTTCCAGAACGCTCTGGAGGCGGTCAACGCGAACATCAAAGACCCAAACACGCTGCTCGACAAGCACCGCAAGATTTCCCTGACTTTCGAGTTTATCCCATACAAGGACCGCTCCGGGGCCGCTGTCGTGTGCTCGGTTGACACCAAGCTCTCGCCAGTCAACGGCGTAGACTCGACCATCTACCTCAAGAAGATTGATGGCGTTATTGAGGCCTTCACGCAGGATACCAGCCAAATCGACCTGTTTGAAGGCGAAACCGAAGCAGAACAGCAGCAGAAAGAGACGGTGTAATTTGGACCAGTCCGCAGAATTCATCCAGAAGATCGTTGACCTTGCGCCCGCAACCCAGATCGAAATTCACGGTCTGCCCTACGGGACGCGCGCCCTCACGCTCATTCCCACCCCATCCGCTCCGGCGCTTTCTGTCGGAACATTGGATGGCTTTGTCAACCTGCTCGAATCTGGCGTGGATGGTTTTGAGGTGGCTGGAAGCCTGATTCACATCACAACCTTTGGCCGCGTGGATCTCGTTCAGCGCAAGGCAGACAGCTACGGTCGCCGCATTGCACACGTGACCGCGGTACTGACCGAGGGCGTAACCACCTCCCCGTACTTCAACCGATTTGGGCCGCAAGAAGATTTCATCATCGGCCTGCAATCCCACTTCCAAAGCACTCCTGACTTGGCCGGGTTGCTTGATCTTGCCAGTCATATTACCGGCAAGGAAACCGTCAAGCAGGTGGACAGCGGAATCACCCAGGAGGTTACCGTCCAGCGCGGTTCCGCCTTCAAGGAAAGCGTCGAAGTCAAGGCGCGTGTCACGCTGAAGCCTTTCCGCACGTTCCGCGAGCTGGATCAGCCGGCCAGCGATTTCATTTTCCGCGTGAAGGATGGCGCGCAGTTGGCGCTGTTTGAAGCAGACGGCGGGGCCTGGAAGATTGCAGCTATTGGGCTCATTTCCGAATGGCTGCGCAACCGTATCAAAACGTCCGAAGTGGCTGAATTGGCGAACCTGCCAATTATCAGCTAGGCAACCTACACGCAAACCGGGCGGGAATCAGCGAAGTATCCCGCCCAGCATTTTGTCAATGCTGGAATTACAGTGATAGCGCGAAAGCGCCGACAGAGAGCACAACAATGGAACAGCCAATCAGGGCATGGCACATCGGAGAGTATGGAGAAATCTTTGCGGGACGCTGCACTGACGAGGAAATCAAGCAGTGGTTTCGGGAACTGATTTCTTCGAGCGGTGACCATAGCGAAGCGGATGAGCAGATTGCGGAATGCTTTGAGGAAATTTCGCAGGACGAGATGGACCGGGAGCGCGACTGGCACTCTGACGATGTACCTGATGGGGAATCGGCTGATGGACGTAGCAACTACCGCAAAGAGGCCGAAGGCGGCGCATTGCCATGCCAGATCAGCACCCAGTACAACTAGCAGCGCCGGGCGATTGAGTCCAGCATTTTGTCCAAGACAGTCCGCGACCAAAGGTGTAGGGTATGAGCGTGTTCGCAAAAATCTTCACTCAAATCTTCGATTCCAGCATCTCCTCGGATTACATCGTGCGCCACACCTTCATGGACCTGCTAGTGCTGGCCGACCGCGACGGCGTGGTGGACATGACAACGGACGCAATCTCTCGGCGCACGAACGTGCCGGAGGAAATGATCGTCCATGCCATCGCGAAACTGGCCGCTCCTGACGCGCAGAGCCGGTCCCACGAGGAGGACGGCTGTCGGCTGGTACCAATCGATTCGCACCGCTCCTGGGGCTGGCAGATCGTCAATTACGAGCACTACCGCAACCTGCGCGACGAGGAAGCCCGGCGCGCCTACTTCCGCGATGCAAAGCGGGAGCAGCGGTCTAAGAAATGCGCGGAAAGTCCAACGGAGGCCGCGAAGAGTCGGCACGCCGAATTCAAGGCTGCGATCCTGCGCTACTGGGAATCGAAGAATCCCGGCGTGGAGATGCCCTGGGGGCCGGCCGAGGGTCGCAACCTGGAGATGTGGCTGCGCGAGACCCCCCACACGACGCTGGAGCAGTTCGTGGGATACCTGCGCAACCGCTTCAAGTCGGAAGTGAACCACACCGAGCGCCCGAGCCGCTGGATTGGCAATGTGACCAACTTCGCAGCGCGACCAATCGACAAGTACGGAAAACCACTTCAGGAGAGCGCAAATGTCGGATCTGACAAAAATCAGCAAAGCCCAGCTAAGCAGCGCGTTGACGGCGCCCGCCGCGTCCTTGCAGAGATCGCTATCGAAAGAGGACTCTACGACCCTGCTGGCGCTGATGGACGGCCTGACGCGCAGGTACCCCAGCCAGGACCAACAGGAGAGCATAGGTGAGTTCTTCGCCGACTATGAGCAGTTGGCTGTGCGCAAGGGGCTCCAGCGCGTTGTGGAGGCTGTCCAGGCCCTGCGCATCGACCCTGAACAGCGGTTCTTCCCGCGACCCGATGAAGTGGCTGCGGAAATCAAACGGCAGGCGCTCAAGAAGGTGCCGAGCCATGTGTATGC